GCAGTATTTTCATATTGCCAAACACTATTTGAATTTGGTACATCTACCCACGCCATTTTATTCCTCTAATTGTTCTTTTAACTCAACATCAAAAAATTCTTCAATGTCGTCTTTATCTATATTGCGTTGTTCAGCAACTTTAGTTACTGCTACCTCAAATGTATTCATTATATCTTCTGTTCCTTTATCAACTAATTTCATAACATCACTTACTGCCTCTTTCATAACAGGCGATAAGTTTTTATATGAATTACTGTTGAATGTCTGGTTGTTCTGTACTAGCTGGCTGACTTTCTGCATCCGATACCTCTGGTGTTTCTGGTGTTATTTCTGGTTGTACTTCTACTTTTGCTTCTCCATCTTGTGCATTAGCACCTGTAGGTTCAATTGTTCCATCTTTATTAAAAGTACCTGTACCTGAAATTTCAGGTTTTGGATCACTATGCGGTTGTGCCTTAAACATATTACCAGCAATATCTTGCCTTTGTTTATCTAATTGGTCACCCATTTTTGATCTTAATGCGTCTTTAAAAGCATCCCCAGCACCGACCATATCATTTTGTGCCATCTTGTCTATAAAGTCTTTTACTTCTTCACTCATATTTTCTCCTTCTACTCTATTGTTTCATTACTGATTTGATTTTCAGGTGATGAAATTATGCCACTATCAATTTCTTTTTTGATTTCAGCATCCATTTTCTTAATTTCTGTTTCAGTTTGTCTTAATATGCTTCTTCTAACATAATTAACTGAAAAATATTTACCAATATAATCTCTAACTTCTCTTGCCAAGTTTAGTCTTTCTCTCATCATTTCAGAATTTTTTAATTCTGCAAAGTGACCATCTTGTAAGAAGTCATAAAAAATACTATCTCTAACTTCAGGCCATTCCAATTCTGAAATTACGCCTTTAATTATTAATTGTGTTCTTAATAGATCATTAAACAATTCAGTAAATTTCTTTCTTAATCTGCCTACAAATTTAGTAAATTTTAATTCATCTCTACTAATTTCACTTGCACGACCAAGATTAAAACCTTGACTTGCCTCTAATCTACTTACAGGAACATTTAAACTTCTATAAAGTTTTGCTCTAAAGTATTCTATGTCTGATATTTCGCCTAAATTAGAACCACCTGGTAGAGTAGTAATATCTGTTCCTCTTCCACCATCTCTACTTGGTAACCAAAAGTCTTCAAGCATTGACATATAATTCCTGTCATCTCTTATCTCACCTGTACTTGCGTCATAGACAAGTTTGTTTCTATATCTTGCCATAACATCTCTTAAATATTGTTCTGCTTTTGCTTTAGGTAAATTACCTACATCAATTTTGAACATTCTTCTTTCAGGTGCTCTTGCTATTCTGTATATAACAGCAGCATCCTCAATCATTCTTAACTGATTGACAGGTTTAATTGCCTTATGTAAATAAGACATAACTAAACCATTTTTATTTTGATCTATAACACCTGATGGACAATATGCAATTGTGTCAGGTGCAATTTTAATTCCTTGAATAGCAGCGGCACCTTGTATACCTCTTTCATTATATACAAAATATTCTACCGTTTCGTCTGCTATATTAATGTTAGTTGGAGAAACCATACCTTCTGGTCTTCTCTTTCTAACTTCTCTAATTTTTTTGACCTTTCTAGGATCAAGGTATTTTAATTCTGTAATACCTGCTTTATGATTTTCTGCGTCAATAACCTTTTGGAAAAAGATTCTTCCATCAACATACCATCTTCTAAAAAGATCGTGTCCTCTAGTATTAAATTGTAATAGTCTTAATACTTCAGAAAATTCTTTTTCAATTGTTGCTTTAATTGTTGTTGAATATTTTAATTGTTCTGTAATTACTTTAACTGATTGTCTATTTTCATTTGAAGTTATTGCCTCATTAACAATATCCTCAATTGCCATATCACATTCTGGATGTAAAGCAATCTCTCTATATCTTCTAATTAAATCCTGCTCAGTCTTAGCAGTACCTTCCATATCAAGGTAACTACCAAAAAAACCACCAGCGGCAACTACCTGTGTGCCGTCATCTGCTTGTGGTTGACTAAATTGTTGTTTCGGATCTGTTTTAGGTTTGACTCGTGTAATATTAAACCCAAATAACTCTGCCATAATTTATTCCTTTGTTTCTATAACTACTTATAATAGTTTTAAAAGGGCGATTTTTAGGTCGCCCTTTTATATTATATACTATGTTGTAGTGTTTGTTTCAAAATATTGATATTGAAACGTAACTCCAAAAGTTTCCACAGCGTCATTTTCTGAATAAGATAGGTCTATTGAACCAACCTCCGTAGGAAATGCGCCTCTCAAAGTATAAGATTTTAATGTATTACCGTTTCTGTCCAACTGATCTAAAAAAGCGTCAACCTGATAGTCAACAGGATTTGATAATCCTTCGTTGTCCGTCATATTGTTGATACCGTTTTGCCATCTTTCAAAAGCATTTCTTAACTTAAAGTTCGTATCGTTAAGAACAGTTACAGCCCAATCTCCGAAAGTTCTGTCCCCTGCTATTTTGATTTGTCTGCCCCTAAAAGGAACATTGATGTTACCTACTGTCATAGCAGGTATTTGTGTCGCTGTACATAGAAACGCTAAGTCTTCTATTTCGCCACCAACTTGTGCGTAACCAGGAAAAGGCATTGTTACCTTAAACTGATTGGCTCTTGCGCCACCGCCAGCAAGTTTAGCTTTGAAGTCATTTATATTTGCCATTGTTTTATTTCTCCTTCTCTACTATTAACCGCCTGCGACTTCTTCAAAAGAAACGCCAGTCCGTGTTGCTATAAACGATAGTGTGATAAAGTTGATACTTCTTGCAGGTTTCACAAAGATTTCTGCAATAAATTCATTTCTATCAATCACTTCGCCAGTGTTGTTAGTTTCATCACACACTACTAAAAAGTCTGTGATACCTCGTCTACCTTGTACTTCTCTTAAAAAAGGTTCTACAATGTTTCTGAAATTCGCTCTTGTAAATTCATCATTGAACTCAAAAAGTTGGAATTTAGAAGCAGTTGATATTGCCTTCTCTAAAATTATGAACAATCGTCTGACATTGATTCTATCAAAAGCACTTGGAGATCCAAGTCCAGTTTTATCTCCAAACAAGACTGTGCCTTGTCCCGAGAAAGTTGCAACTGGATTTACTCTACTTGTGTAAAGATCATCTCTTTGTTGTTTTGTAGGGTTGTATGCTAATTTAGCAGCGCCTCTAATAACACCTCTATTATATCCAGCAGGTGAGTACCAAGCGTCCGCTAAAATGTCTGTTCTAGCAGCCAATCCAGCAATGTCTCCGTTTAATGGTACATATCTGTACACATCATTGTATCTGTCATAACAATATTTGTAACCACTATCAAATACAACATAAGAAGATGAACGGATTCCATTAAAGAAATCAGTTACATTACTTGTTTGTGTATTTGAATTTGCAATATTAACAACATCACTTCTTTGAGGACTTGCAAAGACTACACAGTCTTTTCTGTTCTCAGCGATAGTAATTAAGTTATCAATATGACTAGATGAACCAGTAGGTCCAGCGATGAAAAGTCCAACATCAACTGTATCGGCGTCATTAAATTTCTCATAAGCAGATTTTAATTGACCGTCAGTTGCGTCAGAACCATCAGCGCCACCTGATAATGATTCACTTGATGGAGTATCAACAGCAGTATAAGTTGTTCCTGCAGCTGCATTGCCCCAATTAGTTCCAGCAGAGTTATGATCCATCCAAAATACGTAATTAGATTTATTCTGAATTACAGTTGGATAGTAATTAACTTCGCCTTGCGGTGATTTAGCGTCTGAAGCTTTTGAAAGTTTAGAATATGATTCTAATACTGTTCCAGGAACTCCAGAAACCGTTCCGTCTTCGTCTATTACAACAGCGTGTATTTCGTCACCAACACCTGATCTGTCAGAAGCGTAAGATGAAGTTCCAGGAGTGCCATCAACTTGATCGGCGTATCTCCATTTTCTTCTCATTCTTGCGTTATCTACAACGGCTGTGATTAATCCACCAGCACCTCTAGG